ATATCTAACATACTCACCAGTGTGATAAAACACAACCAAATGATAAGGTTTTTCTTTAACCTCTAATATGGGTTGCTTTTCTTCAGCCAAAGTTCCTCTGGCTTTACGAACCATTGAAAATGAATTTGTCATTTATTATCCCATTAAAACTTTTGGCTGTGGTACTGCTATACCAGAACCAAAAACTCTACGGTAGTTATCTTCAATTTCTTGGGAGGGGTTTGATACAGTTACTACCCAATCCTTTGCAATAGAAAACTCTTTACTTTTACTAAAAGGCTGCCATGGCACCATACCCATCTGCATTGTATTTCCTCTACCGTCTGGCATAGGCATTAGTACGGCAGGGTTCTCTATACGATAGCTCGTTTCAGTTTCATACAATTCTCCTAATACATCCTCACCACTTTGCATTCTCAATAATTTAATCATCACGTTTCTTTCCAATATTATATTTTGTTTCCAAGACCCACTCGTCCTTTTCCCTAAAAGATAAAATCTTTATTTGGGATAACGGTGCTCTCGGTTCAGCTATACCAACAATCTCTAAAAGGTCCCATTCTTCTAACAATTTTGTTATAGCGTTTCTGCGCTCTACATCATTTTGCGACAAATTTGCTTGCTTTCCATCCAACGCAAACAATTCTTTAAAATGCACTATAAAATAAAGACCTTGTTTGTGTAGAATATGACAAGACTGGTATAACTTCTTCTCTTTGCGAGAAGATACTCCTATGCGGGATAATGTTTCACGAATTTTTAGAAAATCATCCGGATCCTTTAGGCGGACTTCTAACATCAATCCTGGATCCCATTCCACCAACTCCATTTTTTCCACCTCGACTTATTATTTTTTTTATATAATCAATTTGTTCATTAGTTAATATATCAAGAGCTTGTCTAGCCTTTTCATTACTATAACCATAATACTCTTTAACATAATCAAGATTTTTAATCTTGTTAGACCTAATCCACTTACTAAATCTCTTTTTAAGTCTTATACTATTTAGTAAAAATTGAAATTGAAGGTTCTTATCAAGGTGATGCATTTTATTCATTTCATTAACAAACAAAATACAATCTGGGAAAGAAGATAATGCCTTGTTTACTATAAAGGCAGGGTATCTCTTTTCCCAAAATTCATCTTCACTATCCATCAAATCAATTTTCTGATGATTGATAGCATTAAGATAATGTTTTAATTGGTATGGAGGTTCTTGATTTTTCATAGCCAAACTAAACTTCCTTCATTCTTATATAGATAAACATCACCTGGTAAAGATCCTTTAGACCAATTGTGCTCTCCCACTAAAGACATTCCCATCTTTGTATAAAAACTTTTGGCTACAATATTATCTCTACGCACGGACAACCAAACTAATGTATTAATGTAATCAAAAAAACATTGTAAAGTTTTCGCTGCATTTGCTTTCTCATCATTTTTATCCTTAACTATTTGCTGTAGCAAACAATGATCCTTGAGAGCCAAGACCGTACCTATTTTCTGGGGACGTTTATAAATCTTATAAGTGATAATAACCCCATTCTCAAAAATACAACGATTAGCTGCAATCTCACGCTTTATAAAATCAGTTCTAATGTGAGGAAATATATCTCTATATTGATAGAAAATCTCCTTAACTTTTTCAAAATCTTCTGTAGTTGCGTGTTTCATTTTTTAAAAAGGAAAATTGGCTCATGTTTGGGTTTTCCTGTTTGTGAAGATAATTGAAGATGCCAAGTATCTGTAAGTTTAAAGCCAGTTTCCTTTCCTAGGCGCACAGTTTCAGATTCAAAATTTTTAATTCTCTTTGTATCAGCAACATTCAATGCTAAAATAGAACCGGGCTTTAACCCATAATAACAATTCTCCATAGTCTTTCTTAAAAATTCTTCTATCCAAATCTCAGCTGTTTCATACTTCTTATATGATTGTGTATCTTCATCAGAATATTTCTCCCAATCAAAATAAGGTGGTGAGGTGAAACAAAAATCTACACTGTTTTTATCTGGCCTAAAAACTTCACTACCAAGCTTATGTAATTCTATCGTCCTTTTCTTATTACCCCAATCATTGCGAATCTCCTTCAGTCCCTCAAAAGTTTCTGTACATGGATCAGTACCAATATAATTAATATTGGCTGTAATAGAGCCCAACAAACGACCTCCATAACCACAACTCATATCCCAAACAACTCCAGAATCTGTACCGAATAAGGAAGATTCCTTTTCTATAAACTTATCATATAATAGGGCGGCTGCTGTGGGTCTAAAATTAGAAACGACCTGTGTACCAGAATACCGACTGAGCATTGCCCTCATGTCCAAAATTGATATCATATGATGTTCTCTTTTTGGAAAGAAAGTGCCAGATAATATTTTTTTAATACCTTTCTTCAGATGCTCCTCATCATTCCAAATCTCTATAGGAGTTTTCATCGTGCCACATTTAATATCCCAATGATGTGTCATATAACTCCAAGCCAAAGAAAGACCGTGGGCAGAAGAACCCACAGTCTTTGTTCTTGGTTTAAAAAGAGTGGATCTATCGAACTTAATTAGTTTATTAAACTCCTTCTGACGCCATTTAAGGTCTTTTGGATAGTCTGGGAATCCCCTTCCTATCCATTCCTCATAAACCTCATTAACCAATTCTTCACTTACTTGAATTGGCATTGGGTCATTATCTCTGTTAAGCACGCAAGGAGATTCACTTCCGGATCAGCAACAAATGCACTATAATACTGATACTTACCAATAACCAAAACTGCAGCCGGAATGCTAGATGGCTCCATATATTCATATAACTTCTCATAAACTTTACGAAAGATTTTAACGGGATCATTATCTATATTATCAACTACCCATTTACGAACATTTCCAAACTCTTTATTTTTTAAATACTCCATAAGCGACTTCATATTAACTTCGGCAATATTTACCAAAATGCCAGAGTCAATCGTACCGCTCACACTATATCGTTGTAGCTCATTTAATACTCTCCTAAAATCAGGAAAGTGTTTCATAATTAATTCAGCAACTACAGGTTCTTCAAATCCAATATTTTCTGTCTTTAAAATTTTCTCTACACGGCCCATAAACTGGGCAGCAAGATGTGCTTTATTGCCATTGATTTTAAATTCAATGACAGCGCATCGAGAATGTAACGGTTCAATAATTCTGTTTTTGAAATTGCAGGTAAAAATAAACCTACAATTATTGTGAAACTCCTCAATGAACCCACGGAGTGCAGGTTGTGTTGATTGAGGATTTAGATAATCAGCCTCATCTAAAATTACAACTTTCTTACCACCTTGTAATGATACAGTTGAGGCAAAAGTTTTAATTTTATTTCTTAATACATCAATGCCAGATTCTTCAGAACCATTAATAATAATGTAATCAGATTTTAATTGCTCACATAAGGCGCGAGCAACCGTTGTCTTACCAACACCCGAACCACCAGACAAAAGGAGATTTGGAATCTCCTTCTGCCCAATAAATTCTAGAAAGGTATTTTTTATAGAATCTGGAAGAATACAATCATTAATACTTTTTGGTCTATATGATTCTACCCATAAAAACGATTCTGCCATAATTAATCACTCTGTTGTTCCATGGCGATCCAATAAGACGCCTTAGATCCTACCCACTGACTTACGCCAGCCTCTCTTGAACCAGAAAGTTCATAATCACCGGTAATCATCTTCAAATTTTCAGCTTTAAAATGATAATTAAATTCTGGCCCGTCGCGTGTTAAATCCAAATCCAATGTATAATTATTCGATGTTGAATTTTTAATATCAGTAGCTTCTAAAACAATTGTTTTTGAATTTTCTGACCGAATAATAATATCTGGAAGTTGCATTACTGCAGAGGCTTTCAAAATATCCCTCAAAATCCTTTCTTTGATAGTAATGTTTGCACCTAATTCCGGAACATTAAAAACTTCCGGAGGTGATGTAAGAATAGATGGATCTGAATAAAAATATTTAATTTTTGTTTGACCTCCATTTACGGTAAGATAACTATCATTATCAAATTTTAATTCTGGCGTATCAACTAAAGTTAATACTCCAAGGAATTCACTCAAATCATAAATTCCAAAGTCTGCAGGAAAAGTCTCCTTAACCTCAGACTCCGCCAAAATATTTTTCATAGTAGACATGGTCCGAAGTTTAGTACCTTCTTTAACCAAAAGATTTTGATTAACCGTTGAAAAGTTTTTCAACACATCTATCGTTTCACTGCTTAACTTCATTTTCACTCTCCTCATGTATATGTAACATGATTATTCCATAATGTAAAATCTTCATAAGGTCGTCTTTATTCTTGCCGCCTTTACGGCCATATCGTTGGGCATACTTCAAAAGGTTACCCATACAAAATCCTTCACCATGACCACATTCTTCTATAAACTCCAACGCTTGAAATTTATTTGCTGAATAATGTAACTCATAGGTGTTATCAATATATTCTCTCAACGCCTTTAGTGATTTGTTTTCACTAAACTTGTAAATGTTTTCTGGTATTTTTGTCACTTTCATAATAAAAATGGGGGGCAGGATAGATGTGCTACTGGCGGGTAGCAGAGCTTTCTTCAAGGGCCTCTCCAAGCATCAGGTGGAGGCTCCCAGTCACCCAAGAGCCGCACCCCCCATAACCTCTAACTGATTTTGATTAGTTTTGGTTTCTTTTCCTCTGGAACTACACGCTCTATTTTTACATAAAGCATACCCTGTTCCATCTTCGCTTCTTGCACAACTGCATCATCTGCCATAGACCAAGTCCTGGAGAATTTTCGTTGTGAGATACCACGATGAACAAGAAAAGGTGCGTTATTATCATTTAACATTTCAGCATCTTCTTTTTCGTTATCTTTTGTCGCGACTACCAATTTACCTTCGATAGTTTTGACTTCGATATCTTTCTTGTCGTAACCTGCCAATGCAACTTCAACCTGCCATTTGTTTTCCTCTAACTTACGAATATTGTAAGGGGGGAAATTGGTAGTTGTGTGTAGTTGGTAGTGGTCATTCAGTCTATCGAAAAGACTGTCATAACCGACAAAGTGTGGGGCCAGTGCGGCCGTATCGAAAAGATTTGCTAATGCTCTGCTTGTAACCATTTTAAGGTCCTCCTATTAAGCAAGGTTGATGAGAAACCCTAAAGGCATTCCTCAGTAGTATTTATAATACTATCACAAAAAAAGTGATTTGTCAAGGGATTATTTTTGATCGCGGAGCTGATCAACGCATTATCCAATACGCCAGCAGGAATGCTACAAAAGCATAGGATAAATGTCGGAATATAAACTTCCAACCCTCAATAAACAGATGCGCGAGTTGCAGACGAAACATACGACCTGATTCATAGTTGATCATTGCTGCTCGTTTCAATTCCGCCCTAACTGGTAGCGGAAGTGCCGGATAATCCTTGGCAACCCATTCAATAAACTCTGGGCCGTCCATAGAAACTTGTTCAAAAGCAGTATTATATACTTCTTCCATATTCCACTTCTCACACCAAGCAATAAGTCCTGTAAGGTCTACATCAGACATTGTTTGAAAATTGGGCATTACTTTAATTTGCTTCACGTTTCTTCATCCGTTCTAATCGTTTTGCTTCTCGTTTTGCTTTATTCAAATGATACATACTGGCACGTTTTGTAAATACTAAACCCTCTAAATGGTCTATCTCGTGCTGTATAACTCTTGCGGTAATACCAGTTGGTGTATTTTCTACCTTTGTTCCATCTGCTTCATAATATATAAGTTTTATAGTTTTAGGTCGTTTGATACTAATATAGTAGTTTGGAAAACTCAAACAACCCTCTATCATATATTCATTACCATCTTCTTCTACTACCTCATACGATGGATTGAAAAAGGAGTGCTCAATGTCATCACCCATACCAAGAACTATTACCCGTGTATTGAAATCTACTTGAGGGGCGGCTAAACCAATACCATTATTCTCTTTTCGTATCTTTTGCATACGATATACTAACTCACCCGCATCCAGAAGTGGATTA